TTTTCTCCGGCCATTAGAACGTCCCACCACTGATGGACCCCGCGTTAAATGCTGCAGGTGTTGATATTTGGGGGCTCAACGTGTTGGTATTATCAATCGTTAACATATTAGTTGAGTTGGCTGATAGACCAAGCACATTAGTTCCGACTAAGTACATACCCGTGTTGGTGTTGTTAATAAAAGAGTGTGACGGCGCCGCGGCGGTTCCATTAATTGCAAGGAATATATTGGTCGTTGTTTGGCTAATAACATACAAGAAATTACCGTCGCTTAGCACTAAGGCGACGGCGCCATTTGCTAAACTAATTGGCGTCTGCAGGCTGCCAGATACTTGGAACGTGATATTGTACCCAGCCTGACCTGTGTCGTTAACCAACACGTACAACTGTGTTGTAGCTGGTAAGGTAACCGCTAATGTGGTTGCGCGCGTGCCAGATAGCGCGACATACGTCTGAATAATTGGGGCGTATGATACTAAACTAAAAGTGTTGACAAGAATAGAGTCTACATCATATGATGCAGACGTGAATGTTACATTAGACGGCGCCGCCAAACCAACGGTAAAGAAGTTGTTGGTTGACTGTTGGAACAGAATAAAACCTGACTCCGCCGGGTTTACACCTAATGTTGCACCGCCGTTAATTAACGACGCGCCCTGTGGTGCAAATGTTAACGTGCCAGTTCCGGTATTTCTAAATGCAATAAACCAACCCGCCGTTAAACTGGCTGCCGTTGGTAAGTTAATAGTGTTGTTACCGGCGGTCCAGATAAATGTGCTGGCACGGCTGGCGTTGGTAACGGTTGGTGGAGATGACACCTCAATAATGTTTTGTGTGGTGTTTAGCTGGCCAGAAAGCGCCACTAAACCAGGTCCGGCTAATGAGGCAGCATCAGCAGATGATGTGCCAGCACCAAACGTAACGTTTTGCCAGACACCAGCAGAGGTTGTATTACTAGATAAGTAAAAGTATTTAGATACACCGGCGGCAATTGAAACCGATCCTGTGCCCGCAAAATCTTGAACAGTAAACGCTACAGCGCCAAAGTTACGGATTAAAATATCTGCGCCGGTGGTTCCTTGGTTTGCCTCTGGCAGTTTAATAATTAAACTGGCGACAGATGGTGTGGCATCAATAATACGAGCGGCAGGTACTTGCGTTGGGTTAACAACGGCGGGCCAATAGAGCTGTACGTTTGCGCTAAAGCTAAGCGCATAGTACGACACGTCGGTTGGTTGTACAACTGTTCCGGTAAACGGTGATGTAAATATTGGCATAGTTTATGGTTCCTGGACCGAAGTATTTCTATCAATACGACGCGAGTTGTCTTCTTTTTTCAACGCAGCTAGTGACTCAGTGTAGTACCCTTTCCACACAGGCAATTTGTCCAAGGCTTTTAAATACCCCTGGGCCTGTAGTAAGGTGCCAAACAACATCGCCTGTGGGCACTCGCGCGTGAACAGGTTGGTTTGATTACTATCGTCAAGTGGCTGGATTAGGCTATAATATATAATTTCTACTGGGTAGTCATCATCTGGCTTTGGTGCAAAGTTCCAGTTGTTGTAGTCATACTCACCGTAGTACTTTGGTTGACCGTTGCTAGATTGTGACTGGTACTGGGCAATATAATCTTGTGATCGTAATACCATAGGCGCACCATTAACTTTCATTGACACCGTCTTACGCCAACGGGCTGGCTTTGCCAATACGTCTACATTGGTAGGTAATGTAGTCTCTACTACAGTTAATTGTAGTAGCGATTTTAACTCTGCGGCAATTGCGGCCTCAGCCAAACCAATTAGGCTAGGTATCTGCGCAACAAACCCGGCGTCGTCACGTTCCATGTAACGCTGGACGTCCTCCACCAGATTGCTGTATGTCATTACGTATGCGCCGCTCATCGTGTGTAGTAGCTTATGTTAGGTTGGAAGTAGATTGGTGACTTGTCGCGCTCTTCTTGTGCTGCGTCGTATTCTAGTTTAGTGGCCTGTGTTTCTAAATACTGCACACGGCTTATATCAATCTGTGGTAATTGTAGCGCCAGTTTATGTGATAGGCTGGCTTGAATAGAACCAATCCAGCGATTTGGTAGATACAATTCATTTGTTAATGAGCCAACGTCTGGCATCTGTGTTTCTATAATTAACTGAAAGACTTGGTAGTTATTGTTTGGTACTGGCCACAGGTACATGCGTGGTTCAACTAGACGGTCAAACCAAAACTGCAGTGTTCGTTGGCTGGGGAATTGTTTGTTAGGGAGGCTCCAGTAGTCATTACGGTTTAGTCTAGCCATGGGAATAACTTGCTGGCTTTGTGCAAACTGGATAGCACGCAACGAGAAAGTTGCGGCTGCATTTCTATTTTTTAATCTAAAATAATAAAATGGCTGGGTGGCGTTAATGCTAAAGTATGCCCACTCACGGTCTGCTAGGGTGGTAGATGGGAATGATTCCCACACCGTCCAGTTTGTTCCGTCATTGCTAACTTCAAAGTCTAATGTATAGGTTGCCGTTGTGCCTGGGCAGTACGCATTGAATCCAACATAAAACAATCTTGTTTGACCACTGTACGCCGCACCGAAGAAGTTATTACCTAGTGAGCTAGTTGCAAAAAGATCTAACGTGCTGTTTGCGTCTTGGTCAAACAGGTTAACCACGTTTGCGTTTGACGTTGGGATTAGACCGCTGTACGATGGGTTAGTAATGTACACCCAGTTTGCCTCGCGCACGTCAATCGTGCTCTCTGGCAACGAAACCCACTGCGCGTTTGTCGGAGCACCAATGACTTTGTTTTCTAATAGCCACAGGTTAACGCCACGGTTAGATAGGTTTTGTAAGATGTAGTATAGCGCCTGTTTACCTGCGTCAACATACTCGGGCGTCATCTCTTCTGCCGTTTTACCAGCATCACGATACGCGTACGAGATCAACTGATCTATGTTGATCTTGGTCTGGTTAGTTGTACCAGAGTATGACATAAATTAACGTCCTCTGCCGGATGCGCGTTTAGTTACTTGTTGTGGGAGGTTTGGCTTTGCTTTGCCAGCTTTAATAAATTCTTTGCCAACCTTCTTAGGAATGCCAATAGTTGACTTACCAGCCGCCGCGGCGTACATCGCCTTCTGTTGCTGTTTAGACTCTATTGGCATATTAGCAGGTCTTTCCACCTTTTCGCATGTAGCCCATCTTGTTGCGTACGTTGGTTGGGAGTTTGGCCAGGCCGGGGTTCTCTTCTGTGTCGACAGATTTTAATGAGCCACCCTCAGCACACTTTTTTGCGTAGCCACCCTTCTTCATCATTGGGGGAGGTGTCATGCCCATGTCCGCGCCCATTGCTGGCTCGGCGATGTTTGACATGGCTGGCTTAGTAGCTGCCTTTGACGGCGCCTTAGCTTTTTTGGTTTTTCCGCCAGCTTTGTAGCGACCTACGCAGCCGCCTTCTTTTTTCATGCGACCACCATTTTTTAGCTTAGACAGGTCAGTCTTCTCATTTTCGTGTGACTGCTTGTCGTGCATAGAGAACGCCTTCTTTACTACCTTTTTATCTTTGGCAGTGTCTTCGCTCATCTCTGACTTTTCAGAGTGACGTGACTTATATTTAACAGCGCCGCCTTCTTTAAAGCACTGCATTTTTGGTGATGATTTAAAGCCGTCCATGTTGGTTCCTTCAGGTTAATGGTTCTATATCTACTAATGCAAAATTAAGGGTAATTACGCCCCGGCTAAAAATAACGATTTTTCTATTTGTCTACGTTTTTTAAGGACCGGCGGGTTGCTCCAATTAAGGAACGCTTCTCCTGCCTTGTGCACGTTGCCGTCGTTAAGGTGCTTAACAACCTCAGAGCGGGCCATGTTGTCTGGTCCAATGTTATGGCACAGGCTCATCAAGGCGTCAATTTGGTGCCTCTTAGGAATGCTGTTTAAAGCCGATTCTAGGGCCGTAGAGCACTTTTCTAGGTCACGGTGTAGGATACCTATCACCTCGGCCTCAGAAAGCTCCCTATGGATCAAATGAGCGTCCTTGCGCTTGATTAAGTGGCCAACGCCGGTCGTCCAATAGCCGCCGTAGTCCTGGTAGGCGCGGTAGCGTTTTCCTTCAAAGTGTTCAATTAACTCAACGGTTGAGTCAGCAACCCACTGGAATGGGGTGCTGGCCACGGCCCATTTAGCTAGGGGGTCGTGAAAACACAGGCCCCAGACAAGCGCAATCGCGCAGGCGTACACCGCCAGGTGATGTCGTAACATAGAGTCTCCTCGTTAGTTTGCTATATACTAATGCAAATTTATGCTAAGAAAAGGCTCTCGTGCCTGTTTTGTCGATAATAAGCGCCTGCTTACGGGGCGCGGTGTCTTTAGTGTTTGGGACGCTGGCGTGTGTCCAGGATCCAAACTCTTCAATAATTTGATCAAATGGTATTCCTCCATCGATGCAGGCCTGTACGACCTGCCTGGGTGTCATGCCGGGGACTCTGATGTCGGCTGCGCAGCCCAGCCTATGCTGGCTGGAATCTCGACTTCCAACAGAATCATTCACGGGTTTAGATCTGAACGCAGAGTTTACAAGGATCGGCTTGTTTAGTAGCGATCTGATTTGTTCCAATAACTCTGCGGTGCGTACTAGGTTAGCCGTCTCGGTGGCGTTTGGGGTGTTGTCTAGCCCCTTGCGCTGTGCTACCTCGCTGGCGGTTAGTTCTTCTAATGTAAAGTTAGGGCTTAGGTTCATTCTTGCCTTTCTTCATCTCCATGATCTTCTCCAGCGAACGTCCGCCGAAATAGAATGACATAATTAGCATGCCCCACTGACCCAGGAGCTCAACGTAGTTGTTGTTGACCTCGATGTCTGCGGCGCTCATGGCGGCGAATATGGTGTACACGATTAGTATAAAGATAAGCGTCATCGGGCGGATGTTTTTAGACAGCCACGAGTCGCTTGCCATGTCGGCCTGCTGGCGCTTGGTTAGCTCCTGTGCCTCGATGTTGTCGGCGTTAAGTTCTGCCAGCCTGCCCTCTTGTTGCATCTTAAGAAGCTCTTGCTGTGCCTTTGCCTTGGCCTCAGGATCAGGTATAAACTTGTCAAGGATTTTCATCCCGACGTCTACAATAGCGGTTAGTGGAAACATTATTTTTTACCCCTTATGGCCCCAAGTAAGGTACCAGGCAACGAAGCCAGCCACGATAAAACAGTAGAGCTGAACTCTACGAATTTCGTGTAGGTCTTTGTTAAACAGTTTTTCATTTTCTTTTTTCTCCTTTAAGAGACGCGCCTTGATAACCTGTATGTTATCCCACGCTTTAGGGCCATAGTTTCTAATTACTTCGGCCTTCATCTTTTGCTCGAGGCGCTTGACCTCCTCGATGATTTTAAACTCGTCAAACGCCCTTAGTATGGTCTGGTCGACGTGAAACCGTTGTGCTTTGGCGCGCTCTTTGGCGCGCTCTTGGGCTAGGTCGGTTGCTTCTTTTTGTACGTTAGCGATGCTGGTAGATAGCTCTTTGCTGACCCCTCTGGCGGAGTCAAGGGCGCTACCAAGAGATTTTGCTCCTTCTAAAAAGCCAAATTGGTCTGACATTATTCATTAGTTTAGTTTTACAAGTAATGCAATCATTGTTGCCATAATAAACCCTACCGATCCCACTAGGATTTGTTCGATGCGTTTTAGTCGTGCGTTAATGCCGGCGTATCGCTCGGC